TTCTTCATATTCGTTGAGTATATCTCTAATGGGAATCACCATTTGTTTAACGTTTGGGAAGATCACACCTTTACGTTTTAAGTAGAGCATATAGTTATCTATCATCGCAGTTCGATCAGCCATAAAACGATCAATCTTATTCCAATAAAAAGGTCTACGTGCTGCTCCACTTCCCAACATCCCTCCCTGATACTGTATTTGAACTGCCCTGTGAGGGCCTAGGCGCTCCCGTAAGTTCGCGTTAGCCAAAGCACCTTCTCCAGCATCTCCAGCAATTAGCTTGACGTGGTATAGGTCACACTGCTCTACAACATGGTCTACAATGCCTCCTGAGATGGGGTTTGTTTCCGGGTATACTTTAAAGTACAACGTTTTTAACTTGAAGTTGTGCTGTTGTCCGCCACTGACGATACCCCAGATCCAGAGTACAGTACGTGAGTTTCCTTGCATCCCACCCCCAGACCAATCGACACCCGCAACTACACCTCGAAGATTAGAAAGCAAACTTTGTTGTGCCGGTCGTTCTTCAATTTCGTAGTTTAGACATAAAGCTTCTAGCTCTTCTTTAGATACCAGGCGTGTGCCAATAGCGTCAGAAACACCAATGACTTCGTTTTTGAATTTCGCGGGCGGGTATACTGCGTGCTTTTCTAAGATACGCCGCCATCTTTTCTTTGCTATAGTTTGATTCTTAAGATCCATCGGCATGGAAGCAGGTACGTTTCTAGGCAGTATGAATTGAGGAATATGATATCCTTTTATTCTCTTTCCTTCGTGGTCAGCAGGATAGACATTCATATCTACCCATTCCCCTTGTCTGACATCGATATATTTACCACATTTCAAACAGATCGGACCCCTCTTCCCTACACATTTGTCTGACTCAAAAAATTGATGCGTCGAACAGTGTTTACAGCGCATGACCCATTCGGTCTGTGAGGACCACTGCCAAAGCTGTTCAATAGTATTCTCCATGCTCTTGGGAGTCCCACAGTAAGTTTCATATGCAAAGTCAGAATTTGCCATACACTCATTAATGATAGGTATGACTTCATCATAAAGGATATCTTGAACCTCATCATATGCAACACGATCTGCTGAATTACCACGGGCACGATCAGGATTATCACACGCAAATGTGAACGCTATTTCAGAACCGTTGGTCAATAATTTTAAAAATACTCGACTGGATAAATCTTTAGAAACCCAGCGTGTCCTTACCTCAGGAGAATAGAAGATAGTCTTGCCCAGACGTGTTTGACTGAATTTGGTTGTTTGCTCTTGAGAAGGAGCCACAAAAAGAGAACGCCAATGAGGAATGCTACAAGCCTCTGCAATTAGAAAGTTTGATAGTGTGGTGGACTTGGCAACCTGTCTTGCAGTTTTTAACAAGGTAGCGTCGGGGACGGAATCGTAGATACTGTGGTAGAAAGGGTAGTCCTCTAAAGAAAACGGATTACCATCTAGATACAACAAGTTCTCTACCCACTCGGAGCGGGTTGTCGTTATTGTAGATGACACTGATCTAAATCCTTGTGGTTATGTGGTAAAAGTGAATACTAACTAAAGTAGTTTAATATACTTTTACTCAAATAGAAAGGTAAAATTAATGTCGGATAAAAAAGACTTGGTAGATCCTTGGCAGAAATTGGGTGTCCTTCCTACGAATATCGGGATGGTACCCAACATATTAGATATCTCTTTTGCTATGGAAAAGAAGTTTACTGTGTGTCTTGTTGGTGAAACAGGAATCGGTAAAACCCCGCTTGTACAGCAGTGGGTTCAAAGCAAGAATGGACACCTACGCACACTTAATTTTGGTCATATGACTCAAGAAGAAATTAGTATGATTATGTTTGTTGAGGATGGCAGTTCTTTTAATTTTATTCCTCCAGGGTGGTTGTTAGAACTTAATGAAAAAGCTGAAGAGACAGGTTGTGCGGTGTTATTCTGTGATGAAT